GGTGGTAGAGATGAACGCTCTTGCCATCCCAGGCATCACGAACACGAGAATAACAAATCACATGATTAGAACGTGTGAGGACCGCGCAGACACTCTCGCTGTCATTGATATCGAGGCAGGCGGTTATATTCCATCAACAGAGAATACTGATGACTTCAAGACCCGAATTCAGAATTCAAAGGTCAGAACAGCAGTTGACAATATAGAGAACAGAGGGTTGAACTCAAGTTATGCTTGTGCTTTCTATCCTTGGGTTAAGGTCTCTGACCAGATCAGCGACCGACAGATTTGGGTACCACCGTCAGTTGTGGCACTTGGAACGTTTGGTAGCACTCAGGCAAGATCTGAGTTATGGTTCGCACCTGCAGGGTTCACCAGAGGTGGATTGTCAGAGGGTGCTGGCGGTCTGCCAGTACTTGCAGTATCTCAGAGAGTTTCTTCGAAAGAGAGAGACGATCTATATGAGGCGAATATTAACCCAATCGCGCAGTTCCCAGCAGAGGGCATTGTGGTGTTTGGTCAGAAGACGCTTCAAGCAACGCCTTCAGCACTTGATAGAATTAATGTACGTCGCTTGATGATCTACATCAAGAAAGAGGTGTCAAGAAGAGCAGCAACGTTGCTTTTCGATCAGAACGTACAAGCAACATGGGATAGATTCCGTGGTTCTGTAGAACCTTTCCTGGACGGTGTAAAGTCTAGATTTGGTTTGACGGAATTCAAGGTTGTACTTGATGAGACAACAACGACACCAGATTTGATTGATAGAAATATCATGTACGCAAAGATCTTCTTGAAGCCTGCCAGAGCAATTGAGTTCATTGCGATCGACTTCATGATCACCAATTCAGGTGCATCATTTGAAGATTAAAAAATAATAGACACTATTTAATAGTGTTAGGAGGATTTTTATAATGGCAAGTCAGAAATTTTGGTCAGATGCTTCAATTGAGCCAAAGAGAAAATACAGATTTTTGTTATCGTTTAATGGTATCCCGCAGTGGATCGTGAAGACAACGGGTAAACCCAATTTTTCGGTATCGGAGTCTGAGCATAGTTTTATTAACTATAAGTTTTATTACCCTGGGAGATTGGAGTGGGAAGAGATCAGTATGACTCTTGTTGATCCAGTTGATCCAGATGCATCAAAGACCATGTTGGACTTGATTGAATTGTCTGGTTACGTTGCACCGCACAACTTCTTGAATGACCCTCTGGGTAGAGGTAAGGCGAGCAATATTGTTACCTTCTCTAAGAAGCAGGCAACAAGCGCAGTGGGTGGTAGAGTGTATATTCACACGATTGATGAGAATGGATCTCCGATCGAGACCTGGTCTCTATATAATCCTTGGATTAAGAGTGTTAACTTTGGTGATCTTGATTATGAGTCTGACGATCTTGTAAACGTTGAACTTACGATGAGATTTGATTGGGCAGGACTTGATACTAAGGGCGTTTCAGATAAGGGCGCACTTCGTCAGGTTCAACAGTCTGGGCAAGGCGCACAGGCAGGACTTACTGGATTAGCACCAGGAGTTTAATAAAAAAAATATTTATTTTGGTTTATAATAGTTTTAGTAAAGTGAGGTTTAAATGAGTAGAAATTCGAACAGGATGGCGCGCAAAGCGCCTCCTGCCAAAAAACAAACAGCTCCAGAGGAGTTACAAAGTCCACAACCCCCAGTACAAGCAGTAAGAAGAACGGCAAACACCGAATTCGTCGAACTGCCGTCTAGGGGTCTGTTTTATCCACAGAATCACCCTCTCCACGGTCAAGAGACAGTTGAGATTAGATTCATGACAGCCAGGGATGAAGATATCTTAACATCTCCCGCTCTTTTAAGAAAGGGAGTGGCAATTGATAAGTTCATTCAGAACATTATGGTCGATCAAAGCATTCAGGTAGCAGATCTGCTTATCGGTGATAAGTCAGCAATTATGGTCGCTGCAAGAGTAACAGGGTATGGGCCTGATTATGAAGTAAAGATAACCTGCCCAGAGTGCAATACAGACTGTGACATCACAGTTGACCTATCAGAATATCATAAGTATTTTGAGAAGTTTGAACAGTCAGAGAATTTTAAGACAAATCATCAAGGGCACTTCGAGACAACTCTCCCTATGTCAGGGCAAAATGTTGTTGTTAGGTTGTTGACGTCTAGGGATGAATCTAGGATGGCCAGTAGAATGTCATCAAAGAAGAAGAACAAGTTGGCAGAAACCAATACGACGGACTTCTTAAAGATGATCATTGTATCTATTGACGAAATCGCAAACCCAGCTGATTTGAATGAGATGATAGGTGAAATGCCAGCGAGAGATTCTAGGTTCTTGAGAAAGAACTATGCTTCCCTTGTTCCAACTGTAAGACTCAAGGAAGATTTTGAGTGTATGTATTGCGGTGCCGAAGCCGAAACGGAGGTACCCCTGGAGGCGACGTTTTTTTGGCCTGACCTCTGATTATATGTTACATGTGCACGAACAGATATTTTATCTAGTTCAGCACGGTAATTGGAACTATTTCGATGTTTATGACCTACCTATAACCATTAGAAGGTGGTTTGTGGAAAGACTCTCCAAGTACTTTGAAGAAAGGAACAAGGAAGCTGAAAAGATCAAGAAATAAACAAACAATATCCTCTTTTGACTTGCCAAACTAATTACTAATGGAGACGTTTATGAATAAGAAAGAACCAATTGTAATAGACTTCACAAAGATCGACGAAAGTTTTTTGGTCGCTATGGGCGCAAGGTTGAGAATGGTCTTGGACGCTCTATTTACGGGTGAATATTTTCCTGTATCTGTTAAAGGATCACCAGCACAGGTGGATTCCTTTGTCAGGACGCTTGCAGGCGAAAAAAGGTACCTCTCTTCTTTGTCTCAATATGGTTTAAACAATCCAAAGACGTTTAAAGACAAATTCAAGTTAGATAGGTCAATCAAATCTTTTGAAAGAGATACGGGTTTAGTTTGGCCTTTTAAGTAGGGGACTTCTAAATGGCATTCATAAACCCTCAAAAATTAAAAGAATTATTTAAGAAATTCGAACAAGGGGGTGAGTACAACCCTGGCGACGGAACCTCTCCTGAGATTTCCGATTCTGATCAAGCTCTATTGAGTGATTTAATATCCGAATACGAAAAGATACTATCAAGAAAATCTGGAGGCACCACTGGAGGTACATCATCAGGTGAATACTTCAGAAATCTCTTAGAGAAATTCAAGAAAGATAAAGAATATAGTGAAAAAGCGGGCAAATATCTGGAGTGGGATACTCAAGAGGCTTCCGAAGTAAAGAAGCAGATCGCACAATCTCAAATGTCTAAAATAAAGAGCAAAATAGAAGAATATGCTATAGCTGGAGAGTTGAACACAGAAGCTGCCAAAAGAGCACAAGAAAAGTACAAACTGTTAAAGCAAGAAATAGACGAAAATGACAGCATGTTGAAGTCGCTAGCAAAAGGCGAATCCATAGCAGTAAAGATGACCCAGTCAGTCCTCGGCGTTAGTAATTCCTTTTCAGGCCCAGACGGCATTATTGGTTCGATCAAGGGATTTGGGAAAGGACTCAAGAAAACCGTCAACTCATCAAATATCCTGGTTGCTGTGTTTACGAAAATGTTTGAACAAGCTAAGGCAGTAGATGAAGCAAGAGCAAAACTGTATCAGAAGACTGGATTGTCGGGACTCACAACAGAGATGATGGATATTGGCCAAGAGTTGGCATCAGTGTATGGTCCTGGGTCTCCAGCAGCTGCTGGTGAAATATTAGCGGATCTTCAAAGCGAGATGAAGGTTTTTAAGGATTTTAGAGACTCTGGAGAGATCGTTAGAATGGCCAATATGTCTGGTAGGTTAAAATCCCTTGGAGTGTCTGTTACGGCAATGGGGAGTTCATACCAAGCCATGTCAAAGGGTATCGGGATGGATGCCGAAGAGATGGACCATACAGTAAGGGCCCTTTATAAGATGGGCAAAGACTATGGGATGACTCAGAAAGAGTCTCTTGGGTCCTTTGCTAAAACTTTACCAACATATGCTCGATTCGGGAAACGTGCACCGCAAATGTTTGCTAGACTTGCCGCAACAGCGAGAGCAACAAATGTAAAGATCGAAGATTTGATGTCTTTAACTGAAGATTTGGACACATCAGAAAACGCCCTGAAGACAGCTGCCAAACTAAATTCATTATTGGGCGGATCTTTTGTTAATGGGGTTGCCCTTCTTGCTGCAGATGCATCTGGCAAGGTGAGATTGATTGCAGAAGCATATCAGAGAGCAGAAGCACAGTTCGGGGTACCACATCAACGCGTTCAACGCGCAATGCAGGGTTATCTTGGGTCTGCAGGGGTGAGTGCAGAAAACTTTCAAAAGATAGTTAGAGGGCAATTCGCAGATTTTGATGCTAAGGTAGCTAATCTAGACGAAGCAGCAACGGATGAAGAGATTAAGAAGGATACAGAAAAAACACTAGACCAAAGCAAGCGAATCGATGCTGCAATGGCAGAACTGATCCAAAAACTTAACAACCAGATCAACAAGCACATGCCAGCTATTGCCAAAACGGTCGGATTCTTGGCCAGGCATGCCAAGATAACTATACCAGCACTTGCCTTGGCAGGGATGGCAGTTAGCGCAGCATACATGAAATCAAAATTCGATAACTTCGTGCGAATACCAAGGATGAAGTTACAAATTGGTACACTTAAGGCTCAGCTCGCCGCAGCAAGGGCAGCAGGTACAGCAAAAGGCGCAGCAGGGTGCGTCGAGGCAGCCACTCAAGCCGCATCTTCGGTAGCCGGATCGGCCGCAGGTGGTATTGATGATGTCGCGAAAGGCGCAGCATCAAGTATAGGAGCTACTGTTGCAGGCGAAGCAGTCGAAGCGGGAGCGAAATCGGGCGGTGGACTTCTTGCTAAATATGGATCAAAGTTGGGTGAAGCATTAGCAAACAGCAAAATGCTCGCTGCCCTCGCTAAGTACCCAATTGTTGAAACCCTTTTTGCAATAGGTGAGTCTGCAATGGTTCTGAATGATGATACTTTGGATGTGAAAGGTAAAGCCAGAGGGGTACTAGAGGCAGTTGCAGGTGCTCTCGGCGGATGGTTGGGTGGCATGGCAGGCGGTTGGATTGTGCAACTAGCAAATGTTGCTCCTGGTCTCGGTGTCGCCTTGACACCTCTTGCTTATATGGCAGGTGGTCTCCTGGGAAGTTACATTGGTCGATTGCTCGCTTCGTCTAGTATTGGGCACGCCTTCGCCGACAACGTCCTTGTTCCGATGTTTGTAAAGATGGGGATTGAAGACGGAAGTATGAAATTGAAGTTGGATGAACAGCACATGAAGAAGTCTGGCATGTCCCCGAAGGATATCGCAAGAGCAAAAGGGGAGTTTGTTGCTGAAGAGATGACACAATCACAATTGATGGGGTTCGAGGATACCTTAACTGCCATGAGTCCAGTTCCGATGAAGAAGGCAAAGTTTGAGAACTCAAAACATGACGGCGTGCTTTTGGAGCAGTTAGATAATTTACGGAAAGGTCTAATTAAACTAAGAGACATAGACCCTTCAGTCTCATTAGAGGTTGGAAGTAGGGTCTATGCCATTAATGGGGGCAGTGCATGAGCGATCAGGGTAAAAGACTTATAGAGCAACTCAAAGCAGCTGCTGCAAACTCTAGAATAGATCCAGCACTTGCCCAAACACTACTTGAGGCAATTACCGAAGTGATGGGCGATCAATTAGTTGATGTCCGAAAAGTAAGTGTAGAAGAACTTTCAAAAAGATACCAAGACATAGATAGACTCTTATCAGAACAGAAAGATAAGATAGAAGGCGTTATCGATCTTGAAAAGAAGAAACTAGAACTCTTGGGCCAAGAGGCATATGATCTAAAAAGAAAGATTGAGTTTATGGTCACGCAGGATGAGGTAGATGAAAAGGAACTTGAAACCGCCAGAAAGAGATATAAAGAAATCAAGAAAATAGTCAAACTTCAAGAAGACTACGATAAAGGATTAGCTAAAGGTGAAGCAGCTGCCGAGAGGTTGTTGCAAGCTACCTTTGGATTATCAAAAGGTTGGGAGAATTTATCAGGCAAAGGTCTATTAGAAGGGTTCACCAAAGGTATTGCGGAAACAATGCAGTGGCAAAACGTTCTAGTTGCAATTACCGCTAAAATGTTTGAAACAATGTTGCGGATGGACAAAGCACGCGCAGCACTCTTCCAAAGGTCCCAAATCACTAGAGAGCAGTTAAATGTTGGTGAAGCAGCTGCCGCAATGGGTCAAATAGGTACAAATCTCGAAGGAGTTGCTGCCGAAGCTGCATCTTCTCTTAAAGAGAATTTTTTATCGTTCTCGGAATTGACCACAGGAGAGGACTCTCAACTGGTTGCATTGACAGCTGGTATAGGTACATTGAGCAAACTAGGGGTGTCTATGGACACTCAGGCGCAGATTATTGGAACTCAAGTTAAGGCACTGGGACAAACACCAGAACAGGCAAAAGATCTTCTATTCAACCTTGCAGGCGTAGCCAGAGCACTGGGGCGCCCTCCACAAGAGATGGCACAAGATTTTAAGAACGCCCAACCGATTCTGGCCAGGTTCGAGGCAGAACTGGGCCGCAGGATATTCAAAGACACAGCATTTATGGCAGCGAAACTGGGAATAGAGGTTAACCAGTTGTTGCAAATGAATGAAAATATGGATACATTTGAAGGCGCCGCAAAGTTCGCCCAAAGCATCAATATTGCTTTCGGTGCTCCTCTTGTCAGTGCTCAAGCCTTACTAGCAGCTGAATCTCCAGCAGAAAAGAGAAAAGTGATCATGGATTCCCTTGCTAAGGAAGGGAGATCGATCAAGGAACTTAGTGCAAGAGAATTGCGAGCACTTGCAAAAGAACCAACATTGGGTTTCGGCGGTGACGTCGCAAAATTGAAGCAGTTTATGGACGCCGAAGCTGATCTTTTAGAGAGTGACAGGGAGGGTCTTGATGCAGTGGCGACAGATATGCAAGGAACCCAATCAGAGATCGCAGACCAGTTGTCAGTCGCTACAAAGATAGACGCCGCAATGGAGCAGGCGATTAGAATGCTCGTCAATGCCATTGGCGGGGAGAAGGGTTTGATGGAGTTAACAAATGTCGTCGTGGGCATGATAAGTTTTTTCACTGATAACATTGCTCTGTTTTCGAGCATAATGATGGGTATGGCTATGAACACTTTCGGGCTCGGCTCGGCGGCTCAAATTGGCACAGTTATTGGCATGGGCGCAGGCGCAAGCTTCGCTGGTACCAGTGGAGAAGAGCGTGAAAAAAGAATACAGGACGAACGTGAAAAGAAGTGGCCAACAAAAGGAGGCAGCACCAAAAAAGGTCCCGATAATTTGAATGAAATTCAAAAAAGGATGGAAGGAACAGTTGCCAATGCAAACTTAAAACTTCCTGGCGGCACTAAGGTTCGCGGTTCAAGCAAATCCAACGTAAAGGCAGGCAAGAACGAAGCACGTACGGATTTACAGTTCAGTGCTAGTTCGGTTGCGAGGAGAGGGACAAACCAAGCTGCCCCAACTGAGGATTCAAATTCAGCCCAATCACTGGGACCAGTTATGGCAACTCCAAACATTGCTCGCAATTATATGACCCCCGTTTTTGATAAGAATGATGTGTTTTATGCTGCTAAAGCAGACGGCGCCTTGGCCACGATGATAAAAGGTATCACAGAGATCGTTGCCGAAATCGCAGCAAAAAAGTCGGATTTGAAACTATCTATGAAAGAGAGGGATGCAGGTCAAATGGTGGTCGATGGACTCAATGCAATAAAGAGGTTATAATATGGCAGGTGGTGATGGATTCTGGTCAGTCGATGCAAAACACACAGATCCGATATTGTCGAGATTTGAAGAAGCTGGGTTTAGTATAGAAATTATGCACATCGCAACTGGTAAGGCGTGTGTGTTTCCAGCTTGGTTAACCAGTTTTAATGAGAACTTTACAAGTCAGTGGAACACGCAGAATGTCTTCGGCCGCGCTGATCCAATTGGATCTTGGAATAACACTACAAGGAGAATCTCATTATCGTTGAGTATTCCATCCTTTACACCCGAAGAGGGATACGCCAACATGCACCAATTGGAGCATTTGATAGGGTTTTTGTATCCATCCTACAGTTCTAATGGCGGACATAATGTAATGAACGCTTATCCGTTACTTAAAATGAAGTTTGCAAACTTTGTCAAGGATGCAAGACAAGAACAAAACGCAGTAAGCGTGTTAAAGGGTGGACTTTCTGGATGGATGGAGAATGTTGATTTCACCCCCAATCTAGAAGCTGGGTTTCATCACATGTCACCAGCAATGAGCGCAAATGATGTAAAGTCTTATAATAGGACAAACGACGCACACGAAAGGCAAACCACAAACAAGAGTCATACTTTTGTCCCTAAAGTGTTTGAGGTTAATATGTCTTTTGTTGTTGTTCATGAACACTCTCTCGGGTGGAGTGGTGCAAAGAAGTGGTTAGGTGGCCACGCAACGGGATATCCCTATGGGTATGAGTCGCAAGGCGGCGTTCTCCATGATGTCAAGCGAGGATCCGCAGCAGTGAATAATTCACCACTGAAAAGGACCAGAGGCGGCACTGGCAATCAAGTTTCCGTGTCGACCTCCGCAAAGAATTCGAAACGAAACAATAAACAAAATAAACAAACACAAGTAAATAAATCTGCAGTCAATGATAAAATAGATAAGGCCAACGCGCCAAAGGCAGATAAGAAATGAGTAGATATTCAAACAGAACCATGGTTATTAATAGTCACAAGATGTATCACAACACGTTAAAGAATAGGGGGACAAAGAGAATAACACAGTTCGCAACACCAAAGTTCATAACCCTACCAGACGATTTGAGAAAGAATGTAAGTTATGAACTTGCCATATGGCAAATTGGCGATAAATACTTTAAGTTTGCAGACAGGTATTATGGCGATCCAGAATTGTGGTGGATCATAGCAAGTTTCAATCTTGCGCCAACCGAAGCACACCTTGACATTGGTGACACCATCTATATTCCGATCAATTGGGAATTAATATACGATTATGTGAGGGGGTAGGGATGAAATACACATCAGCTGAACAGAAAATCGTTGACAGTATTAAGGCAGAAGCCGAGAGCAACATCAAAAGTTTTAAACAAAGTATCACCAAGCAGATGCTCGACATGGCAGCTTCCAACAGGAATGGCCCTAAATCCAAGCAGTATGAACCAATCAATGATTATCTCAATGAAGTGATCAAACCGCGCAACGATGGCAACTACCCAAGTGCCAAAGAGTTGACGGTAGAAGATTATAGCAAAATCTACCCATTGTCCAAAGATTTGAATTTGTATAAATTAGGTCCTAAAAAGGATTATAAGAAACTCCAGGGCTGGGAAAAGAAATATGGTGCTGGCGGCGACGCTGATAAGGAAATTGCAGAACTAATCACAGTCCTGCGTAATAACAAGAACCAAAAAGATAAAAAGTCCCGAGAAGCAAATGCCGAGAAAATAGCAAAATTAAAAAAGAGTCTAGGAACGGCCGCCACAACGGGTAAACTACTCTCCGCGTACGGTACAGACTCAGAAGTCGTTGCAGAAATTGAACAAGAAACGGCAACAGAAGACCATGCACTGGATAACCCAATAAAACCTCAATTCGCAGAATTCACTTTTGATAGAATCCGACAAAACTATATATCCTTAAGAAAGGGAACAAAGGATCAGCACCTACTAAGCATGTATGGAGCGCACATAATGAACACAACTGCCATGACCCGCACCTCTGCGATCGCAGCAAAAGGCCGCGTTTTTTCGATAAAGTCAGGACTGGACACAAACAGACTCACCAATATTTTTAGTTTTAAAATGGAGTATGTCAAAAATAAGGACTATGAGGGGTTTTTAGTAAATCCACTTGTCACTCTTAATAATGCCCAACTCGCTGCTTTAACACCAAGGGTGGAGTTCTTCGTATATAACCGCGAAAAGAAAACAAAGAAACCGATCCCCATTCAAAATAGGGGATTATCAACTCAAAAAAGGACAGGAATTACTGCCCTTAATAACTTCCAGAGTGTTCTGGGTCTTCAAGATTTAACAATTCGTCTTGCAGGTGACACCCCAGAGACCGCCAAGAGAGACATTGATTCAACTATAACTTTTTATGGATCCAACTTGTCTGTTTTTAGCAGCAAGAGAGGACGTGAATTGTATTTGCCACTTATTCAGCCAGAGGGGTTAGGGTCCGAAGACGGTAGTCCAAAAGACCTTATGTTGACAGTGGGGTGGAACATGCCCAGTTCGGAGACAATCAAATCACTTAACTATACACCCCTGCAAGTAAAGTCATTGAAGAGGCAATTGAAGACTTTTGTCATGAGTTATTACAAACACTCATTCAACTTCAATGAGGATGGGTCTTTCATGCTTCAGTGTGATTATGTTTCAAGAACCAGTGAGGTATTTCAAGATATTGATGTAATGTCCGACGGTGACTCACACGTCCACAGTTATTATGATGGATTAATCTCTCAAATGGCCAAAGAAACACAACCGACTTTGAACAGAAATATACAGAGGGTCGTGAACGAGTATATTAATAGGGTGCATCCGACTGCTTCCGACGATACTAAGAAGAAGATCCGAACCTTTTTCAAGAAGATTCCCAAAAAGGAACACAACCAAGTGACCACTCACATAAGTGTCCACACTGATTATTTTCAACAAAAGAAGACAAAGAAGATAAATGCCGTACTAAATCATCTGACAGATAATAGCAAGATGTACAGGTTCGCAATAGAAGGAAAAGCATACAGAGAGAAGTTGTTCGATACTGCCTTTAATAGGGTTATGAGGCCCCACTTCTATAAGTTAAATTTTGCTGACGACCAGATGCTCCCTCCGAAGATGCGTACAACTGGTGGATCACAGAAAGTTGTGGACTTTAGAAGAGTATGTAGATTTAGGATGCAGGTTTCTAAGACGCTGGATGAGGAATTCTTAAAACCAGAAGAAAAGCGAGTAAAGGTTCAAAGAATGCTCGTAACTAAAGATTCTGAAGGTAATGAACTTCCAGGGTTGAGTATAATGGAAGAACAGGCCGCCGCTGATAGCGCAAATTATCGCCTGCCTGGTACTGATAAGTCATACATAGAGATATCTCCTACTAAAAAGACTACTGAAAGTGACAACCCCACCAAGAAAATAAAATCTAAAGTCGATCTGATTGCCGAGGGAGATGGCAAAACCAAAAAAGGTCGAAAGGCTGTCCTCGATGAAGAAAACAAAACCCATGCCAAAAAGGTGAAGGTTCTACAAGACAAACTTGAGAGAGCCAAGAAAGGAAACGACGACGGTTGGTTCGATGATCCATTATCAGTGCAGGTAGCGAAAGCTCAAAAAGAACTTGATGATGAGTTGGCCCGCCACGCCCAGGTATTGGCGACACTCGACAGCGAGCATGCTGTTCTGTTTTTTACAATGGGGGATATAATTTCTTCATTTTTGAAAGTTAGCGAAAGTGTCAAGGTGCTGGAGAAAGATAAAGTCAGTGTGATGTTGGGAAATATTCGTATCAATCGTGACTTTTATAATTTATATAAAATACCTATTGCGCTGGAAACTTATCAAAAGATCATGAAGGATTTCGAACAGTCAACAGCAAGAAGGTTCACGTTGCAGAAATTAATAACATCGTTATTGAGGGAAGTGCAGAGGTACTACAATCAAGGGGATTATGTTCTGGATTCTGGAAAACACACATCAGCATATAGTATGAAAGTGGGTCAATTCAGGACTACGCCAGAAAAGATTAAAAAATTGCGCACAGCGCCATCAGTTGACAAACTCTATGCAGAAGGGTACGGACAAGGCGGGGGTGATGAAACGGTGTACTATTACACAATGTCTCAAGCTTCGACAGAACTTAATATCCAAGATGCACTAAGATTAACGAAATGGGAAGTGGGCAAGGATAAGAGCATAATAAGAAAAATTTCTTTCAAGCAGGTGGAGAACCAAAGCATGAAGGCAAAGCAAGATGATAACATAGAAAAAGGATTTAGATCGGAGAATGGCCTGATTATGATACCGCAGCTTTACAATGTCGATATAACGAGCTTCGGGTTGATAGATTTTTACCCTGGATTATCCTTTTTTGTTAAGCCGGGTTTGATAGGTGTCGCAGATATTTCTGATTCACCAGTTTTTAAGGAGGTTGGACTAACTGGACTTTATAACGTTATTAACGTGGAACACAAGATTGATTCATCAGGGTTTTCGACTTCCTTTAAGTGTTATAATGAATCGACCGTAGATTGGGCTGAGGCCATCGAGGCAATCAAACCCAAGAGCAAAGAAGAAAAGAAACGTCTTCTGGAGAGGCAAGCCACGGCCAAAAAAGAAAGAAATCTTGCGCGTATTATGAGAAAGATAGAAAGAGGAGACACCTTGACAGATGCCGAGACGGTGGCGATGATTAATGACTGATTCAAAAAGAAAATTTCTAGAAAATTTAGGATATATGCGCGAGATTCAATTCGAACCCAGTCTTGAGTCTTTTGATAATAGGTCTCCGAAACATCAGATGTATGGACGTATCGATTCGAATGGTAAGTCTATCGCCCCATTGAACCACTCAGCAATAGAGCAAATCCCAGGCACTGAGATTAGTGCTCTGAATTTTGTTGTTGATGCGTTTGTTGAATTTTCTGCTAAATATGAGAGGTTGTCTCACCCCATAGAGGGAATACCAATCATTGTGGCACAGAGGGGGTATGTAAATCCGCTAGAATTGTATGATAGGCAATTAGAAAATTTATTTAGTGTGATTTATTCCGAGTATATTTTACCGCGAAAGGATAGCATAAAAAGTCTTGATCAGTTTGTGGAAGTTGTATTGCTTGCCATTAAAGACTATTCGCACCAGTCTCCAGTGACTTACTCCAGGTTTGTTAAATCTGGATTATGTCCAATTCATGGTACTGGATTGGTTATAGAATTAATGAAGGCATCACATTCAGTCGACGGAATAGAAACCAAGTTGAAAATTATCAACAGTCCTTCTTTTGATGCATATGCTAATCTTGCAGCGCAACATGGGTTCTCCCTAATGGCCCACGCGCCTTGGGCACTAGTCGCAAACATCAAAAGCAGACAAATGCTTGAATATGCCAGCCAATACGTTGGTGTCGAATCTGATATACAAAGTTCTTTTTACTATAACTGTCGCGGTTTCGACCTAGACAAGATCAAATATAGCATTGGGTCCTGGTACGATCTCTTGACCGCGGCTCACGGAGAGACGGCCACATATAAGATATGTAAGGATGGGTCCTTGTTAAGGGGTACAACTATCACAAGTAGAACGCCTGCCTCCGCAGCTGTCGCGGCATATGGGGATAAGAAGTGGTTTCAGTTGTATGTTAAAATCCTCGTATTAGAAGAAAAAATAAATATTCCTAAAACAAAGATTGACAGACTTCTTGAAAACTGTTATAGTTTGCTCATAAAGGAAGGGTTTGAAAGATCTATGGATTATGTAGAGAGAAAAATCCTTGAAATAAAGACAGATATTTATAGATAATGTATTTTCAGATAATTGACAATAACAAGAAGTGCTTGAAAATGTACGTCTCTGGTGATTTGGCAGATTTCCAAAATCTACCAGAACTCAATAAGACGTGGAGGCACACAGATCACCTCTCAGATAGGGACGATGTGGACTATGCATATTTGTACACCTCAGATGGGGAGATAGAATCGGTCTGCCCGATTTTCATTCTTGATTCTTGGAAGTGTACCTCGGGAAGAATTTCCGCAATCATGAAATCTGTCGTTACATCGAAATGTAACCTGCAGGATCACTGTATATATGATTATATACCTTCCGATATTTTGCTTGACTTTCTAAAGGACAAAGGAAACATTATAAAGCATGCATTTGAGAATATTCGAAAGCCAGCGCACTACGATGTACTCAAAAAGGCACACATCCTAACAGAAGAGATGAATGCCAAGAGCAACCTTTACAATGGGGAACTGAAGAACACAAATTATAGTATCTTTGGAACGAGGACAGGCAGGTTGTCCAACAAGAAGTCTGGTATACCTATCCTGACCATGAAAAGGGAAGACAGATCCTCTTTGGAACCATCGAATGACCTCTTTGTCGAATTTGACTTCAACGCTGCAGAGTTGCGTACACTCCTTGCACTTTCGGGCAAGGAACAACCATTGAACGACATTCATGAATGGAATATGCAACAGACATCTGACGAGATCACCCGAGAGGAGATGAAGAAGCGAACTTTCGCCTGGTTATATAACCCTGAAGCGCGAGATCCTCTGCTGGAGAGACTTTACAACAGGGATTGGGTCAAAGATAACTATCGTCACAAAGACGGCGTAAAGACCCCCTTTTTGCGATATATTGAAACTGATGAAAGAAGGGCACTAAACTATATTGTTCAAAGCACGAGCAGTGATGTCTGCATCGAGCAGGCATATAAGTTGAGAGATTTTTTTAAAGGATTTAGAACAAAAATCTGTTATTTGCTTCACGACTCTGTTATACTGGATTTTGCTAAAGAAGATAAAGAAAAGTTTTTGGAGGCGAAGAGTATATTTGCAGACACTAGGTTTGGAAAGTACGTTGTCAACTCTGGTATCGGTAAAAACTTTGGGGAAATGAAAGAGGTTTAATGTATACAGTAATAGGATTAGGCGGTGTCGGATGCCGCGTTGCCATGCAGTTCGACAAATACTCTCAGTACAATGTTATTTGCGTAGATGATTCCTCTGTTGAGTGGAAAGATAAACTGGTTGTAAAAAAGAAAGAAACCCCAGAAGAGTACGAAGAATCTTTCAAGACAATACCGAAAAGACTGAAAGACAAGATAAAAGATAAGGTAATCTTTGTACTTAGCGGTTCGAGTTTTGTTTCGTCTATTGCACTCAAGTTTTTGTATCAAATTAGAGACAAAGAAATTACAGTTGTCTGCGTTAGACCAGAGTTAGACCTTCTTGACGAAAAACAGTTGATGCATGAAAGGATGGTATTCTCTATAATGCAGGAGTATACTAGGTCAGGCATATTTAAAAACATATACTTGACAAGCAACTCTGAAATGGACACACTGGTTGAAGATGCGAGTATAAAAGAGTATTACCCTGCAATCAACAGTTTGATCGCTTCTGTTTTCCACATGGTTATGGTGTTTGACCACCAGGATGCAGAGGTGAGTAACTTTTCGATAGTAAACGATTCTAGGAGAGTTTGCACTCTGGGAGTTTTAGATATGAAAGAGGGAAAAGAAAGTTTGCTGTATCCCTTGACAAACAAAATGGACACCAGACTTTATTACGGTATTTCTCAACAAAGTTTAGCAGAAGACAAAAATCTGCAGAGAAATATTATAAAATTAATTAAAGACAAAAACGAAGAACTGTGCAAGTACAGTTACGGAGTCTACGAGACTCAGTATGAGACAGATTTTTGTTATATAAAGACATATTCTTCAAAAGTACAAGATTTTTAAAGAGAGATTAAGTTGAAAAACCCTGACCTAGTCATGTTTGTTGGTCCAATGTTCGGATCAAAGACAACAAGACTTATTGCAGCACTGGAAAGATACAAATATCAAGGAAAGAAGATCCTGGCATTTAAACCAATGATCGACGACAGGTACTCTGCTGGAGAGATAGTGACTCACAACGGTGGACGCATCGATGCGCATTGCGTTACGTCTGGAGCAGACATTCTCCGACATCTAAAGGAGAGTCCCGCCGAAGTGGTTGCCATCGACGAAGCGTTTATGATAAAAGGTGTAAGTAATGTTGCAATAAGTCTTTACAAGTCAGGTGTCTCTGTGTTAGTATCGAGTCTGGACCTATCCTCAAAGGCAGAACCTTTTAAGGAAGTGTCAAAGATGATGCCCTGGGCAACGAACGTGGTGAAGTGTCCATCAGTCTGCTCTAAGTGTGGTAGAGATGCTTACTTCACTTTTAGAAAGTTTGAGGACGACAGAGAGTTATTAATTGGCGGTTCAGAAATGTATGAACCAAGATGTTTCAAACATTACAAAAAACAGTTGACAAGCAAATAAACATTTAGTATAGTATAAAAACAATAAAAGAAAAGGAGGGCCCAAATGCCTCACAACGTAGTGGATTTTCCACAAACCAAGGACGTGTTTCAGCAGATTATTGAGTACTGCAACACGCCTGAGAGAATCAAGCAGTGTTGTAAAGAAAGCAATGCATTTAAACCAGAAATGTTTGATTCAAACCACAAAGAACACATTGAAGGATTAATCGCTGTGAAGGTAGGTGAGCAGGTCTACAATAAGCAAAGGTCAAAGTATCAGGTGCGCCCTGATACAATCAATCATGCGAAGGTCAAACAGTTTGCCGCTCAAGCGAATCAGGGTGTACTTAATGAGCGTGGAAAATTAGAGTTTGGAATTAGAACCCCCCTAAATCTCATACCATACAATAATTTGAACAACGTAACCCATATTCTAGAGGGCATAGGAGGATTCAACAGGGACGCAATGCTTCCTCTGACAAATCTTACTTATTTTCCAGCAATATTGGATAGGGATTTCATGTCACTTAAAACAAGATATGAGAAGAACAGATATTTGAGACAACTAAATTCTCATCCAGACAACGGAGAACCAAACAGTGAGGCAGCAATTAAGAATGGCATTGCTTCTGCGCTAACAACAGGTTCTGGCGTCTTGCAAGACGAGATTGCCGCTGTCAATCAGATTAACCGCCAACTTGAAGATCAAAGGATTGACAATTCTACTAGAAGATCACTGAAGAGTCAGCGAGGTAGGTTGAGAACTAAAATCGTTGATTTTTTGCTTCCAGATGTTATCAAAGATAGTGGATATCGTTGGTCCGAGGAATATGCAACAAAGTGTATTACGAATGTGTTTAATAGTTGGTGCTATCAAGAACAAAAAGCAGCGTATTCATATTCTGATGCAGAAATGATTAAGATGGAATCAGAAGAGAAGGAGTCCGTAAACTCTAACAAGGTTATCGTCAAGAGACACAGTGGAAAAGCAAACGGCACAAAAAGACAGATCTGTGGAGACTTGTGGAACATGATTGTGAACCATCGGGAGCAGAACAACGGCGCACTGCCAGAAGAAGTTAGAGTCCTAGTTTCTCTTACCGGTTCGGGCGGTGATAAAAACTTGCACAATCATCGAATTAAGTTTCACGATTACCTAGATCGTCTTATCGGCGACGCCTATCCAAGCGTCACCTTGAATGTCAAGTATATGGGGCAATCGCAATCTTATCCAGTAGAGACTGTTGGGCAACTTTACGACATCGATCACGTAAGAAAAAACTTTAAAGAATTAGACAATTAAGTTGACAAACAAAAAAACGTTTAGTATAGTATAGAAAGTTGGTCAGAAGATTTGCTGACCCGCTATAGCCGAAAGTGTGCAAAAAAATAACATACCATAGGAGGTAATAAAAATGGCACTGAATTTAGATCTTATGAAGCAAAAGATGGCTTCATTATCAGGAAAGGGTGACGGTAAGAAGAACAACTTCTGGCGTCCACAAGATGGTGAGAACAATATTCGTATTGTTCCGACAGCGGATGGCGACCCATTCAAGGAGAAGTTTTTCCACTATGGAGTGGGTGATCAATCCTTCTTGTGTCCAAAACGAAACTTCGGAGATAAGTGTCCAGTCTGTGATTTCGCAAATCAACTATGGAACGAAGGCACCGAAGAGAGCAAGCAACTCGCCAAGGGTATGTTTGCGAAGCAGAGATTCTTTTCACCCGTCTTGGTGAGAGGGGAAGAGGCAGAAGGCGTCAAGGTCTGGGGTTATGGTAAGTTAGCATACCAGAAACTTCTCGGCATCGTCCTTGATCCTGATTATGGGGATATTACTGATCCAGAGGACGGTAATGACCTCAAGTTGATGTACGGTAAGCAGCCTGGTGCTTCTTATCCTACAACAGACATTCGACCACGCCCTCGCAAGTCGGTTCTTTGTGACGACGCTGTGGGCGGCGACGAGCGATGTGCAGAGTTGTTGGAAAAGGTTCCGAACATTGACAGTGTCTTTGAAAGAAAGACGACCGAAGAAGTGAGAGGAATCCTAGATGCACATCTTAGTGGCGATACGGACAAGTCCGAGATCACTCGTGGAGGTGGCAACACGGAGGTCAAGTCTGAAACAGATGCTGTCTCATCAGCATTTAATGAGCTTCTTGGTTGAGGTGACGTAGGATGGCAAAAGTAACAAAAATGAAACCAGGAGGTTTGTCCACGAAGGACATTATAAAGTCACTCAACAAGTCTGCTGGTGGTGTTGTTGCTTATAATCTCAAGGAGGAGAACCCAACCAAGGTCAAGGAGTGGATTCCTACGGGATCCAGATGGTTAGACTCTATTATTTGTAAGGGTCGACTCGCTGGAATTCCCGTAGGGAAGATCTCCGAGATAGCAGGTCTCGAAGCGACGGGCAAGTCTTTTATGGCAGCTCAGGTAGCAGCTAATGCACAGCAGATGGGATACCGTGTAGCATATTTTGATTCAGAGTCGGCGATTGATCCAGAGTTTCTTTCGAGAGCGGGATGTGATCTTGAAGATGAAGACAATGGGTTAATTTATGTACAGGCACACTCTGTGGAGATGGTGATGGCCACAATTGAGGATCTCTTGAAGATGCCTCAAAAGTGGTTGTTTATCTGGGACTCCCTGGCACTCACTCCATCAGAGCATGATTTGGAATCGGACTACAATCCCCAATCGTCGATGGCAATGAAGGCGCGAGTGTTATCTAAGGGTATGCCCAAGTTGGTACAACCTATTGCGAATGCTGGCGCTACACTGTTGGTATTAAACCAACTTAAAACAAATATCACTAGGTCCCCATCTGAGGCATTGACAACGCCTTACATGACACCAGGTGGTAAGACTTTGCCATATTCCTACTCTCTAAGAGTGTGGTTAACTGGAAGGAAGGCAAAGGCATCATTTGTCACGGATGACAATGGTTTTAGGATTGGTTCCGAAGTGAAGTGTAAGATTGAAAAGTCTCGATTTGGGTCAACTGGTAGAACTTGCAACTTTAAGATCCTTTGGGGTGATTCCGATACTGTCGGTGTACAAGATAAGGAAAGTTGGTTCGATGCAATTCAAATTTCTGAAAACCTGAAGCAGTCAGGTGCTTGGTACGCTCTTGTTCATAGTGACGGAACGGAAGAGAAATTTCAGAGAGCACATTGGGTTTCGAAATTGCAAGATGAGAGATTTAAGAAAAGAGTTTTGCAAATCATGGATGATGATGTTATAATGAAATTCAGCAACAAAACAGGAAACGCTTCTGATTTTTATGATCAGGAGGATCCCCCCACCAAAGACTGACATAGTGTTCGGTCGACCCCCTGTGAAAGCAGGGGGTTTTTTTTACTAAGGAGTTATATGAAGAGGTTAATGCTGGTAGATGCGCAAAACCAGTTTATGAGATCCTACATTGTTAATCCCACTATGTCACCCAATGGCGACCCCATCGGAGGTGTGGTTGGTTTTCTGCAAACGATGAATAAGTTGTGCCGACAGATCAAACCCGACCTTTTGGTTGTTGTGTGGGATGGTGACAATGGATCTAATAAAAGACGACAACAGAACAAGAACTATAAGGTAGGTAGAAAGCCGCCGAAATTAAATCGATGGTCCCAGTCTATGAATCCTGCAGAGATTCACACAAATAAGATTTGGCAGCAGGTTAGGTGTATTGAGTACGTTAACCAAACTCCCATCATCCAGTTTAGGCAACCAAATGTCGAAGCGGACGATGTAATTGCTTACGTCAAATCAATGCCACTCTTTCAGGAATGGCGAAAGGTTGTTGTGTCTAGTGATAAGGATTTTATACAGCTGTTGGACGATAGGACGCTCCTGTTGAGACCAACACAGGATCAGATTCTAAATACTAGCAGAGTGCTGGAAGAACATTCTATCCATCCCTGTAACTTTGCCCTTGCCAGGGCGATGGTTGGAGACAAGAGTGACAACATCGATGGACTCCAGGGTGTTGGACTTAAGACTGTTGCTAAGGCATTTCCGTTTCTTTCCGAAGAGAGGGATTACTATTTGAGTGATCTCAAGGAGCATTCTGAGCGGGAAGAATCTAAACTTGCAATTTATCATAAAGTAATTGACGATTACAAGAAGGTGTGCGATAATTACTCTATAATGCAGCTGAGTACACCGCTCATCTCCATTCAATGTGCCAACTTTATTAATTCAACCTTTGAGGAATATAAACCCATGTTCAACAAGACCGAGATAAACAAGATGATGTCTGTTGATGGTGCGACTTCCCTGAATATCGATTGCTTGAAGACTACATTCAATGCGATGATCGAATCAGGAGTAAGTTATAACTAATGGATAAAATGAATCAAGACTTCTCTAAGTTCGGAAAGAACTTTCAAGAAAACCTGTGCCACTTAATCTTGGATGATCGTCCCTTTGCGGATCAGATCTTTGAGGTCTTGGACATAAATTTCCTTGAATTAACTTATCTCAGAGTCTTTGTTAACAAGATCAAGGGGTATAAGAAAAAGTATGGCGTACACCCCACTAGAAAGATAATGACCAGCATATTGCGAACTGGCATCACTGAGGAGCAAGACTCTGTGCAGAAGATGTTGAGGGATTATTATGCTAGGGTATTGTCTCAAGAAATCAACCATTCAGAGTCTGGATATATAAAGGATACTGCCCTTGACTTCTGTAAGAAGCAGAAGTTACAAGAAGCGATGATCAGGTGTGTTCCGCTGTTAAAGAAGTCATCGTTTGACCAGGTTGCAAAAGTAATCAACGATGCAATCAAACTAGGAACCTCAAATGACCTCGGGTATGATTATATGGAGGATTTTGAACAGCGATTTGAAAAGAAGGCAAGAAATCCAGTTACTACTGGGTGGGATCCACTTGACGATATCTCTAAAGGTGGACTTGGAAAGGGTGAACTTGGTGTTGTGATTGCACCAACAGGTGCTGGCAAGTCCATGGTGCTAGTTCATCTTGGATCTAAAGCGCTGCAGGAAGGAAAGAATGTGGTGCACTACACTCTAGAGTTGGCTGACACTGTTGTCGCCAATAGATATGATAGTTGCATTACTGGGTATCATCTCAATGACATAACAGCATTCAAGGAACAGATTTACGATGACTTGAAGGATTTAAAAGGTAAACTCATCGTAAAAGAGTATCCTACTAGGTCAGCTACTATCCAGACGATAAAGAACCACATCGAGAAGATGAAAAACCAGGAGTTTGTTCCAGATCTAATTATTGTAGATTATGCTGACTTGATAAAACCAGAGGGATCCTCAAAAGAAGAGAAAAGACACCAACTTGAGGCTATTTATGAAGAATTGCGTGGCATTTCACAGGAGGTCGGTTGCCCAATTTGGACCGCCTCCCAGACTAATCGGTCTGGTCTCAATGCAGAGGTTATTACTATGGAGTCAATATCTGAAGCATTCAATAAGTGCTTCGTCGCGGATTTTATTTTCTCTGTCTCAAGAACTGTTGAGGACAAAAATACCAATAGTGGAAGAATTTACATCGCAAAGAACAGAAATGGTCCCGATGGTATGATATACCCCATATTTATGGATACTGCTAATGTCAAAATCAAGGTCTTGCCGAAGGCGATGACGCAAGAGGAGATGGAAGATATTGTTAAAGATGCAGCAAAGAAACAAAAGAAATTATTGAATGAAAAGTATAAAGAGTTTAAAGGAGGGTCGAAGAAGTGAGTTTATCAAATGACATTTTGTCAGAAATAACTGTGCACATGAAATATGCCAAGTATGTGCCAGAAAAGAACAGGAGAGAGACGTGGCATGAACTGGTTACAAGAAATATGGAGATGCACTTAAAGAAGTTTCCAGAACTAGAGTTGCAGATTAGAAAAAATTATAAGTTGGTGTTTGACAAGAAGGTTTTGCCTTCTATGAGGTCCCTGCAGTTTGGCGGCAAACCAATTGAGGTTGCTCCTAACAGGATTTTTAACTGCGCTTTCATGCCAATCGATGATTGGCGATCATTCGGCGAGGCGATGTTCTTGCTGCTTGGTGGTACGGGTGTTGGATATAGTGTTCAAAAGCATCACGTCGAAAAACTACCAGAAATTACTAGACCAAACATGAAAAGAACACGAAGGTTTTTGGTCAACGACTCTATTGAAGGTTGGGCAGATGCTGTAAAGGCATTGGTTCGTTCCTATTTCAATGGAGGTTCTAGACTTAGATTTGATTATACAGACATCCGTCCAAAAGGCGCGGCACTCGTAACATCGGGAGGCAAAGCACCTGGACCACAACCACTAAGAGAGTGTCTTGTGAAGTTGGAAGGTATGTTATCTGAAAAGGAGAGCGGTGACAAACTTTCTTCTATTGAAGTTCACGATATGGTTTGCCATAT